CCTCCAGACGGCGACCGTCGAGCAGGGTCTCGCGCTTCGCCAGGCCGGCGTCAACACCGAGCTGCTGACCGCCAAGACCCGCGAGGCTGCCGCCGCCCAGACGCAGGCAGCCACGGCCGCGCAGCGGGGCGCCAACGCCTACGCCGAGCAGGGCACGGCAGCCCAGCGCGCCGCCCAGCAGCAGAGCGCCGCGGCGTCCACGGTAAACAAGGGCCTGGAGGGCATCGCGGGCCAGCTCCGCACCATCCAGACCCTCGCGGCGACGGTGCTCGGCGGCCAGCTGCTCTCTGGCACGCTGGGCGACGTCTCCCGCACCGCCGACGCCTACGCGAACCTCCAGGCCCGCATCAAGCTGGTGACCGGCGAGGGTGCTGCGCTTCAGGATGCCTTCAATGGCGTCTTCGACGTGGCGCTGCGCACGAACAGCGCGATCGAGGGAACCGGCACTCTGTTCACCCGGATCGCGCAGGCGGGCAAGGATCTCGGCCTCACGACCGCGCAGGCCTCGCAGCAGGCGCTGCAGCTCACCGAGACGATCAACCAGGCGATTCAGGTCAGCGGCGGCTCTGCGCAGTCAGCCGATGCCGCGGTGACCCAGCTGATCCAGGCGCTGCAGTCGGGCGTGCTGCGTGGCGAGGAGTTCAACTCGGTGATGGAGCAGGCGCCGAGGCTGGCGCGCGCTCTGGCCGATGGGCTCGGCGTCACCACCGGCGAGCTGCGCAAGCTGGCCGAGGCCGGCACGCTGACGTCGACGGCCGTGATCAACGCGCTGCAGGGCCAGTCGGCCGCGCTGCAGCGTGAGTTCGAGCAGCTGCCGCCCACCGTGGGCAAGGCGCTGCAGACGCTCAACACTGAGTGGACCCGCTACGTCGGCGAGGTCGACAAGGCCAACGGCATCAGCCGCACCGCCGCGGAGGCTATCCAGGCGCTGGCGCGGAACCTCGACAGCGTCGGCGCTGCGCTGGAAGTCGCCGGCAAGGCCGTCGCAGCCTACATCGCCATCGACCTGGCGAAGTCGCTCTACGCGCGTGCCGCTGCCGCTGCAGCTGCCGCCGCGGCGCAGGCGCAGGAGAGCGCCACCACAGTGGCCGCGACGCGCGCGGTGGCGGCCAACACCGCCGCCGTAGGTGCCAACACGGCAGCCAAGACCGCGAACACCGCCGCGACGACCGCAAGCGCAACGGCAACGGCAGCCTCGGCGCTGGCATTCGGAACGGTCGAGAAGAACATCCGGATCGGTGGCGCCGCCGCCGCCGAAGCCACGAAGAACTTCAGCGTCATGGGCACGGCGTTCGGCCTGGCCCGTGCCGGCGCGAGCTCGCTGCTCACCGCCATCGGCGGCCTGCCCACGGTGCTGCTGGCGACGATCCTCAACGCCCGCGAGCTCGGCACGTGGCTCGGCGAGACGGCCGCCAAGATGCTGGGCGCGAAGGACCGCTCGAACGAGCTGGCCGAAGCGGACCGCCGGCTGGCCGAAGAGTCCAAGCGCGTGGCCGCTGCCAAGCAGGAGCAGGCGCAGAAGACCCAGCTGGCCGCAGAGAAGGCCCTCGGGCTGACGGACGTTTCCCGGGCCCTTGTCGGCGAGTTCGATGCCGTCATCAAGAAGGGCGAAGGAGTCTCGGCCGCCCTGGAAAAGGTCAGCAAGAGCCTGGACCTCGGCAACCTCTCCGGCATTCGGGACGCCATCGCCGCGCTGGATGCGCTCGGCCAGCAGGGCAAGATCACCGGCGAGCAGATCCGCGAGTCGCTCTCGGCCGCGCTCAAGGGCGAAGACCTGGCCGTCTTCAAGATCAACGCGAAGGCGGCCTTCGACGAGAGCGAGCAGGGCGCCCGCCGACTGGCCGCGGCACTGGCAGCGATCGATGCCGAGGCGCTGCGCCGCGCCGGCACCTCGCTCGAGGAACTGCGCAGCGGCTTCAGTCGAGCCGCCACTTCGGCATTCAACGACGTCGACGCGCTCGTGGAGGCCATCAAGCGGCTCGGCCTGGCCGGCGCCGACACGCAAAACGCGCTCGCGCGCGCACTGGATGGCGCCACCCAGGCGGCCACCACCGCGACGGCCGTGGATGCCGTCATCGTCAAGATCAAGGACCTCGGCGAAACCGGAGCGCTCAGCGGCAAGCAGCTGGAGACTTCCTTCCTCAAGGCGACGGACAAGGCGATCGACTTCGCCAACTCCGAGCCCGAGCTGCGCAAGGTCGAGAAGGCGATCAAAGACATCATCGCGGCCAACCCGCAGATGGCTGCCGGCTTCGAAGGCGCGCTGGAGACGCTCAAGCGCAAGGTCATCGAGGTGTCGCCGCTGCTCAAGCAGCTTCAGGCCGACGCGAAGCTGCTCGGCGTCGAGCTGAAGCAGGGCACCGAGCAGGGCGTCGAGGCTTCGATCCGCGCCTACGAGCGCCTGAAGTCCAGCGGCAAGGCCAGCACCGGCGAGATCCAGCAGGCCTTCGTCAACCTGGCGAAGATCGCCATCGCAGCGGCCGATGGCCAGATCCCCGAGTGGGTCAAGGTCGAAGCGGCGATGCGCGGCGTGCGCATCGAGACGGATGCCGCGGGCCGCGCGACGATCCAGTACGGCGACGACGCCACGAGCGCCTTCAAGCGCGCGAAGGACGGCGCCGACTCGGTAGTGGCCTCGCTCTCGTCGATCACCGATGCCGCGACGAAGGCACGCAAGGCGGCCGACCTCAGCGTGCTCGGCAAGAACGTCGACAAGAACGGCTTTGCCACAGACGCCAACGGCAACACGATCAGCATCACCGGCCAGCTGAACATCCCCGATGGCGGCTCGTTCGACAACGCGGCCTTCCAGCGCGCGCAGCAGACCGCGGCGCAGAGCGGCCTGGCGGCGCCGAACCCGCAGAACTTCGTGGTCGGCCCCAGCCCCGCCATCGTCACCAAGCCTTCCGACATCTACGGGCCCTACGCCGATCAGTTCAATGGTGGCGCCGGCGCGTCGCCGTTCGGCCCGAAGAAGACCGGATCCTCGGTGCCGGCCCCTGCGCCCGCGCCGAAGGCACCGAGCAGCACCACCGCGGCGCCGACCATGGTCACGATCAACATCAACGGCAAGACCTCGGCCCAGGTCGCCGTTGCGACGCCAAGCGATGCCACGGCGCTGGAGTCGGTACTGCGCCAGGTCGCCGACGCCGCCCGCTCGAGCGGCTACTCGTCACCCAGTTCCGGGAGCTACTGAACCATGGGCAGCCTCACCCTCGGGCTCGACACCGTCGACCTGTCCGACGACTTCTCGTGGCCCGATGAGTTCTCCTGGCCGAGCGTCGTCAACCAGAAGACCTTCAGCATCACCGGCGCGCTGCTGGTGCAGACGAATCAGCGCCAGACCGGCCGGCCGATCACCCTGGTGGGCGATGAGCAGCATGCGTGGATCACGCGGCTCCAACTCGACATCCTGCGCACCTTCATCGAGACACCGGGCGCCGAGATGGAACTGCAGTTCCGCGGCTTCGTCTGGAACGTGATCTTCGATCACGAGGCCGGCGCTCTGGAAGCCACGCCGGTGGCGGACTACGACACGCCCGACAACGCCGACTTCTACTTCATCACCTTGCGCTTCGTCGAGGTTCCAGCACCATGACCATCCTCTCCGCCGACCTGCGATTCTTCGCAGCGCAGTACCCCACCGACGACGCCTACGGCGGCGGTCCGATGAGTGCCAACCTGGTGCAGGACGGCGTGTCGGCCAACGTCTTCCCTCTGATCGGCCCCTCGGACGGCGCGATCGGGCGCCTGCAGCTGCGCAAGGCCTACGCCGCGGTGCTCTCGGCGAACACCGACCTGCTGATCAACACCGCCGTTCACGTGCGCACGCCGCCGATCGACGAGATGGTGGACGTCGTGCTCTTCGCTTGGGGCGACGCGCTGACCACGCGCTCGGCTGCCGCGGCAGCGCTGGCCACGTTCCCCTACAAGGTCAGCAGCCCTTCCGGCTCCGTCTCCGGCAGCGGCCCTTCGTACACGCTGACCGGCACCATGCCTGCGGTGGGTGACCGGCTGATCCTCGGGGTCAACGACAGCCTGGCAACAGACAGCGAGTTGCCGCTGGTCCTAACCTGGGTGGCGAATGTCGCCAGCGTGGCCGGCTCGGTGGTGACCTTCGTGCCCAGCCCAGCGGCCGGCGTCGCGATCAATCGCTGGTATTCCGTCGAGGCCACGGCGCGCGCACCGAAGGCCTGCGGCGCCGCCGAGATCAATGCCACGGTCACAGCCTCCGACACTGTCGTCTCCGTGAGTCGGCTCGAGGGCCGCGTGGTGCCAGACGTCACGCCTTACCCGACTTCTCCCAACGGCATAGCGTCGGCCGGGCTGAAACTGCTCGGCGGTCTGGTGCCAATCTTCCGCGTCGGCGAGCTCGTGCAGATCCGCAACGCCGCTGGCACGACCTCGGAAATCGCGCAGGTGGTTCGGCTCGACTTCGACGCTGGCACGCTGGAGTTCGCCGCGCCGCTGGTGAATGGCTACGCGATCGGCAGCCGCGTCTCATCGCTTGTGCAACTGGGCGAGCTGCAGGCCGTTGCCGGCAGCAGCTTCAGCCAGCAGACCTGGACCCGCGTTTTCAGCGACACCATCATCGGCAACCCGATCGGAGCGAACTACAACCGCACGGCGGCGGCGATCACCGTGACGAACGAGGGCGCCGAGACGGAGCGCTGGGCCATCGTCTTCACCAGCGCCACCGACTTCAAGCTCATCGGCGAGCGCTTCGGGCAGATCGCTACCGGCAGCACCGCCTCGGCCTTCCTACCGACGAACCCGATCACGAGCCAGCCGTACTTCTCGATCCCGTCTGCGGGATGGGGTACAGGATGGGCGGCAGGCAACGTGCTGCGCTTCAACACGGTCGGCGCTCGTGCGCCGTTCTGGGCTGCGCGCTGCATCTCGCCGGTGCCGACCGAGACGACGGACGGCGCGATCTTCGAGATGCGCGGAGCCTACTGACGTGCCTGACGTCGCATCATCGACCGAGCTGGTCTGGAGCACCGGGACGCCGGTTGCCTCGGCGCCGCTTGACGTCCTCTGGGGCTTCGCCACGCTGGTGACCAGCATCGGCGGCACCTACACGCCGGACGCGCCGCCGCCGGGCTCCACGCCCACAGCGCCGAACACCGACGCCGACTTCGTCATCCCGGCCTCGTCGATCTACCGGGTTGTGCACGCCATCACGGTGACCGACCTGCGCGACTCGACGCCCGTCGAGTTCAAGTCGATGACGCTGAGCTGCGACGCCGGCGCCGTGTGCTGGACGCTGAACGCCTCCGGTGATCCCGACCTCTTCGCGCGCTTCACGACCGGCGCGCTGCCGGTGCTCGAGGTGGTGATCGACGGCAACGTCTGGCAGTTCATCATCGAGGGCGTGCGCCGCACGCGCAGCTTCCAGGGCTCCGGTGTAGACGTCACCGGCCGCAGCCAGACCATCATCGCGGGCGAGCCGTATCAGTACCCGGAGAACTGGGTGAACGCGGGCCCGGCCACCGCGCAGCAGATCATGGCGCAGGCCCAGATCTACAGCGGCCTGGAGATCGACTGGCAGATCGAGGACTGGCTGGTGCCGGATCGCGCCTGGTCGTTCTCGGGCACGCCGCTGGCCGTCGTGCAGCGCGTGGCCGAGTCGGTCGGAGCCGTGCTGCGCAGCGACCGCGTGCTGAACCGCATCTCGGTGCTGCCGCGCTACCGGCTGCTGCCCAACGAGTGGCGCGATGCCGTGCCCGAGGTCGAGGTGCACATCGACGCCTCCATGACCGACTCGTGGGAGCGTGCCGACCGGCCGGCCTACAACGGCGTCTTCGTGTCCGGCCGCGTCGGCGGCGCGATTGGCCTGATCTACCTCGCGGGCACGTCCGGCGAGCGCCTGGCGCCGATGGTCACCGACGACCTCCTGACCGAGACGCCGGCGCTGCGCCAGCGCGGCGAGTCGGTGCTCGGCGCCGGCGGCCCGCAGGCGACGATCAGCATGACGCTGCCGGTGCTCGACGATCCGGGCTTCCCGGGCGTCTTCGAGATCAACTGGCTCATTCGCATCGTCGAGCCGGGAAAGATCTGGTACGGCGTCGTGCGCGCGGTGAGCGTGGCGGTCAACTTCCCCTCGGTGATGCAGACCATCACGCTGGAGCACCACACGGCCGACATCGACGGGACCGTGATCCCGGTGCCGGCGCCGCCTCCACCGCCCACGGTGTACCTGGCCTGGCGCACCCCGATCAACCTGTCCACGGGCGCGCCTTCGGCCTTCGACGCGAACAGCGGCACCGCGCCCTATGACGGCGGCGTCGCGACCTTCTACTACGCCGTCGTGGAGCCGCCTTCGGCCGGCACCGTCGTGTGGACTGCGGCCTGGACTTCGGGGTCCTCGGATCCGTCGCCAGGCATCGGCCCATCTGGCAACACGATGGAACTGGAGTACCTGGCCGGTGAGATCAACACCCAGACCAGCCGCGGCACCCTGCTGCTCACCGCGACGATCGACGGCGTGCCGGTGGCAAACCGACTGCGCATGGTGTCCGTCGAAGACGCGTTCCTGGTCGCGCAGATGACCTGGTCGTCGGAGCCCAACCCATGAGCGTGAACACCGCACTCTTCCAGCGCCTGCGGTCCTTCGTGCCGATGCCGGCCGTCTACATCGCCGAGGTCGTCGAGGTGTTCTCCGATGACTCGTCGATGGTCAGGCTGCCGGGCCCGCTCGCGCTCACCGCCTACGCGGCCAACGTCGCCACCGGATCGCTCGTGCGCGTGCGCGGCTCCGGCTACGCGGTCGGCACTCGGGTCTTCGTGCGCTCCGGCGTGATCGAGTCCGAAGCGCCGGCCGGAGAAATCCTGGACGTCGAAGTCGGCCGCGTGGTCAACGTGCCGGCGTAGGCCTCCGCGATGAATCAAACCACCTGAACCACCTGGAACCTCACCATGGCCTTCGACATCGATCCCGAGCGCGTCGCTCGTAACCCCTTCTTCGTGGGCCTCATCGGCTCGGCGATCACGGCCTTCCGGTTCACGCCAGGCGCCAGCATCGGGGAGAAGGCTTTCAACGGCCTCGCCGGTGCCGCCATCGCTGGCTACGGCGCGCCGCTGGTGGCCGAGGTCACCAGTCAGGTGTCGCCGCACTTCCTGTCCGTGGTCGCGCTGGTGCTGGGCCTGGTAGGCATGTCGCTCTGCGACCAGCTGATCAAGGCGGGCAAGGAGACGCAGCTCGGTCAGTTCCTCGCCGGCTGGGTCGAGCGGTTCTCCGCGAAGAAGGGGGGCTGATCATGCTGTCACTGCTGAACTGCTTGCTGTGCACCGGCTTCGGCCTGGTGCTGCTGTGGCTGATCCTGACGCCGAAGGTCGACGACGGCGTGATCATCAAGCTCGGGATGATCGTGGCGATGCTCGGCTTCCTCGCGCTCGGCTGGAAGATGTTCGAAGGCATCGAGCCCAGCGAGATCCGAGGCGTCGAGTGGGGCGTGCTTATGGTCAACGTCGGCGTGCTGATCGTGATCTTCGGCTACGTGCGGCGCAAGGCCACGCGCGGGCACCGGATGCTGCGGCTATCCGACTGGGCGGCGCTGCAGGACACGCAGCCGATGGACGAGGCCGATCTGCGGCACGTCAGCGGTGGGCGCCAGAGCGACGCATGAGCCACGCCCTCTACTCCACCCGGCTCTACTGGGCCGGAAGCCGCGGCATTGCAAAGCTGCGAGGCTGCGAGGTGCAGCTGTCCGCAGCGCCGGTGCTCGCCGGCCCGTCGATCCTGATGATCGACTACGCGCCCGAGGTGCGCTGTGCCGAGATCCTGCGCTACGGCGAGGCGCGGCGCGAGATGACGGCCGACGAGATCCGCGCCGCTGATCACCTGCTCGTCGAGATGACGAAGGAGACCCACGATGGCACGCCCACTCCCTGACCAGAATCTGCCGTGGCCGATCGCCATGGCCGCCGTCGGCGAGCTGGCCGACAGCGAAGGCCTGCGTCTGAAGGCATACCGGTGCCCGGCCGGCGTCTGGACCATCGGCTGGGGAGAGACGGACGGCGTGCGACCCGGCGACGTGTGCACCAAGGAAGAGGCCGACCGCTGGCTGCTGGAAGACGTCACGGAGCGCGCGAAATCAGTGCAGCGCATGTGCACCGTTGAGCCATCCGAGAACGAGCTCGGCGCGATGGTCAGCCTGGCCTACAACATCGGGCTGGAGGGTCTACGGAAGTCGACCGTACTGCGCCAGCACAACGCCGGCAACCGCCAGGCCGCCTCGCGGGCCTTCGGGCTCTGGAACAAGGCGCGCAACCCGCGCACCGGCGTGCTCGAGGTCCTGGACGGCCTGACGGCGCGCCGCGCACGCGAGTCGGCTCTGTACCTCACCCCGGACGATCTGGCCGACGTAGGCACGATGCCGCAGGCAGTGGCCGCGGAGTCGAGCCTGGCGCGCAGCCCGATCAACACCGCCGGCGCCGCCACGGTCGGCCTCGGCGGGCTCACCGCCGCCACGCAGCTGGCCGACCAGGTGCAGGAAGCCTCGGGCGTGTTCGCGACCTTCAAGGCCTCGGCGGCACAGGTGGCCGACTTCATCGGCGTTCCTCCCGGCGTGCTGCTGGCCATCGTGCTGGTAGCTGTCGGATTCATCGTCATCTCACAGCGCTCGAAGCAGCGCACGGAGGGCTGGGCATGACCATCGCACCTGACACCCGCCTGCACCTGATCGGCGGCACGCTCTTCGCGTTCTCCACGCTGGCGATCATCCTGTGGGGCAAGCACCTCGGCATCGGCTCCGCGATCATCGTCGCCTCGGTCGTCTTCGGCTGGGCTGTCGAGCGGTACCAGGCGATCCGGCACGAGGGAATCCCCGACCGCAAGGATTGGATCGCCACCTCGGTGCCAGGCGTTCTCTTCGGTGCCGCCGTGCAGCTGGCCGAGTGGTGGTTCCGATGAGCAGCGCGGCTGCGCGCTGGAGGCGCTCATGAAGCTCAAGCAGATCACCTACTCCGACGCGACGATCGCTCCTGGCTGGCGGCACTACTGCCCGGGCTGCAAGTGGATGCACGTCATTCCAACCGATCCGCGCGCGCAGCCGAACGGCCATAAGTGGACCTTCGACGGCAACCTCGAAGCGCCGACCTTCTCGCCGTCTATCAACTTGGTCGGGCAGTGCCACTACTTCATCCGGGTCGGGATGATTGAGTTCTGCGCCGACTCGAAGCACGAGCTGGCCGGCAAGACGGTGCCGCTGCCGGACCTTCCGACCGACGAATACTGGGGTGACGAATGAACATCGATCACCGACTCGCCGAGATCCGCCAGGAACACTCCGAGCAGCAGGCGGCACTGCCCCTGGCCTTCGTCAGCATGCTGCCGGCGCTGACGCGCGCAGCGAAGTCGAAGGGCTACGCGCTGGCGGTGCACGGCTCCATGCGCCGAGATCTCGACCTGGTGGCCGTCCCCTGGACCGATGAGGCCGCGCCAGCGCAGGAGGTGGTCGACGCGATCATCGCGGCGTCCGGCGGCTACCTGCTCGAGAGGGAGACTGCGCCCGGGCACCCAGAAGGGTGGCCCGGAACCAGGGACCCGGCCCAGAAGCCACACGGCCGCCTGGCTTGGTCCATCCACCTCGGTGGAGGCCCGTACATCGACCTGAGCGTGATGCCGCGGTGCAAGGGCTGCGGCGCGCGCGAGGTCACCGAATGAGCTGGCTGGCCATCCGCGCGCTGCTCGGCCGTGTGCCGGTGTGGGCATGGGCGCTGGCCGCTGCGCTGGCCTGGGGTGGCGTCGGCCGCTACCAGCTGCGCAGCCTGCGCGCCGAGATCGCCACCGAGCGCCAGGCCCAAGCCGCCGAGATCGCGCGCCTCCAGGCCGAGGCGCTGGCCACCGAATCAACCTGGAAGGGGAAGGCCCATGAACTGCACCGCGCACGCGAGATCGAGGTGGGCAACATCGCTGCTGCTCTGGACGCTGCTGAGCGCCGGCTGCGCGACCGTCCCGCCCGTCGCGCAGACCTGTCCGAAGCTGCCCGAGCCTCCTGCGCCGGTGCAACTGGGGCCGACCTTTCGGGACCGGATAGCGTCTTTCTTGTCCGGGAAGCTGCCAGAGCCGATCAGCTACGAGCTGATCTCGCCGAGTGCCAAGGGTGGATTGAAGCCGTGAGGCTCAAAAGCGGAACGCCACCGTGAACGGATGCGGAACACGCGTCGCGCTGGTCAGTCCCTGATCGCGCTGTAGCCCGCGTCGTTGCTGGTGCCGGAGACCGGAATCGAACCGGTACGAGGTTTCCCTCGGCAGATTTTGAGTCAGGCTGAGGAGTGAGGATTGGCGCGGCCTACAGGCCGAAACGTTCCGCATTCTGCCTGCAATCTGCACCGGGCCAGCCGGCCGGATGCGGAACGCGTCAGCGCACCGGCTTGAGCCTCGTCGCCTTCGTGCGGTAGTGCGCGCGCGTCAGGCGCTTGTCGCTGTGCTGCAGCAGCTCAGCGGCGGCGTCTTCACTCTCGGCCAGGTCGGCGGCCCGCTTGCGCATGTCGCGCAGCCACATGGCCGCGATGCGGTCGGCCAGCTCGTCGTCGTTCGCGATCTTGGCTCGGATGCCGGCGCGCAGCCGGGCGAGATCCCAGCGGTCGCGCAGCATGCCCGCCGAGACCGGCCGACCGTCCGGGGTGACCAGCAGCATCAGGGTCGTGGTCTTGATCGCTCGGCGCCGCGCCAGCAGGTCTGGCAGTACCTGGGAGAGCGCGATGTCGAAGTCGGCCGCCTTGCCCGTCTTCGAGGCGTCCACACGCAGCAGCTCACCCTTCGGCAGCAGGATGGTGCGGCAGTCGGTCAGGCGCATGCCGGTGGCGCTGGCCAAGTCCATGCAGTCGCGCAGCACCTGGTCTCCATCGCCGTAGACGGCCTCGAACAGCTCGTCGGTGACCTCGAAGCGGCGCGGCTTCTCCTTGTTCTTCCAGCGCGAGCGCCCGAGGCCCGCGGCCGGGAATGGCAGCTTCGTCAGGCCCTCCAGGCGCGCCCAGTTCCAGACGATCGAGAGCAGCGACATCTCGCGGTTGCCGCGGGTCTTCGCGCTGCGCTTCTTCAGGTAGTCGCGTAGGGTAAGCAGCTCGACGCCATCCCAGGTGGCCGGGCCGAAGACCTTCTCCACAGCGTCGAGCAGCTGCGTGTAGTCGCGCCTGGTGGTGGCCCGGTAGTTCGGCAGGACCTCCTCGCGCCAGCGCTCGAAGGCCACCTGCAGCGTGCCGCGGATGCGCGGCTGGCGGTTGTGGATCTCGTCCCACTTCAGCAGCGCGGCGTCGAAGTCCTTGCCCAGCGGAATGTCGGGCAAGCCCTCAGGGCGGCGATCGTAGGCGTAGTACGTCACCACCTTGCCGCTCTTGCGCTTGCGGACGAGGCTGCGAAATCGGGGGTAGGTGTTCGTCATCGCACCAGCTCAAGACGGGCCACACGCGTGGGCTCCACCTGGCGCCCGGCGAGCCACTCGCGGGCATGGTAGCGCGACACCACGATGCGCCGGCGCACCAGCTTGCACGGGATACCCTCAGCCTGGAGCACGCTCAGCTGCTCCTGGACCGTGGGCGCACCGCCGGCCAGGGCCTTCACCTCGGCGGGAGTGAGGAACTCGGAAGGCTCGCGGGCCACTAGAAGAGCTCCGTCTCGCGGTAATTCGCCCAGTGCCGTGGGCAGTAGTCGGTGTCGGCCTTGGTCGGGTGCTCGTGCGTGTGGTCAGCGCACAGCGGAGCGTCGCACGTTCCGCCGTCCACGGGCCAGTCACACAGCGCCGTGCTGATTCCCATGCAGCGGCAGGCCTTGCCGTCGATCTCGATGGTGGCTACGCACGGCTTCGTGTTCTTGGCGCGGCCCGACAGCTTCAGGTGCACCATCATCCCGTTGACGCGGAAGTAGGGCATCAGCCTGCCCTCCGCTGCTTGCACGCCGCCCGGATGGCGTCGCCGATGTAGTGCCGGCGCACCGAGTAGCAGTTCGGCCGGATCTCCTCGAGCGGCACATCATGAGGGATCAGCGGGCACGGGTCGCGTTCGAGGTTGCCAGCAAAGTGGCCGACGATCTCCCCGCACTTGGGGCACGGGTCACCGGCGAGCAGCCGCACGCGGAAGAAGTCTCTGCGGGCGGCGAGCTCGTGGCGGAAGCGGGCGGTGTCGTCCGTCATGCCGGCCTCGCGAACGGCCCGTGGATGGCCTTGATCTGGTCGATCGCCCAGCCACCAGGGCGCAGTTCGCCGTCGCGCCGGTAG